GTCCGTTGGTATATACGGAATTAAAGTTATCATTTATTTTACTAAATGCTTCTCGTAATATATCACCATCTCCGCTATTAGCAGCAGTTCCAATATTTACGTTCGATAGATTTTTAGATGTTGGCATTTTCTTAACTTATTTTAAGATGAGTTTTAATATTTTCTAGTTCGGTTCTCAACATATTTATTTCCTCTTGCATTGAAGCAATTTGTTTGATTTGCTTTTTCTTTTGTTTATATTCTCGCAAAACGTTCAAATCAGTATTTAGTATTGCCGAAGATATAGGATCCTTAACAAATCCGGGTTCATTTTCTATTGGAATATATCCGGGATTCATTATATTAATGAAATTGCAGATAGTGAATTTAATTTAGCTTGATACACAGGATTGTTAGAATAGAATACAACCTTTATTTGGTACACACCAAATTCTTCATATTTTGCTACAATACTTCCGGTAGTTACAGTGTAACCTAAATCTGGTTCCATTATTCTATAAGTTTCTGTACTAAATATTTCTTCAGTTCCCGAAAATGTTTTTACGTCTGGAGAAACCAATGGCATTTTAATCCAATATTTATCATAGATACCATTAGCTACTGAGCCGTCTGTTCTTGCAACTACTCGACAAAATACTTCTACGTCTGTTCCAATCTGGCGACTTATATCTATTTTAACTTCTAACCCGGTTGAATCAAACCCTTCTGCTAAAGATACAGGTTTGCTAATATATCTAGCAGCAGCCATGCCTCCTGTTGGTTTTAATTCGCTTGCAGAAACTTCTTCACTATACTCTTCAATGAAAGTTTTGAATACTTGCGCATGTAATAATTGCTTATCCAACATAGGAGATATATCTTTAGATTTTGATGTAATTTCAATTTGTAAAGTTACATCGCCATCTTGAGTAATTTCTTGACGCCCAGTTAAATCTGCATTAACCCCCGGTTGTATTTCTTGATATTCCGAAGCTTCTCTAGACCCAGCAGTAGTTGTTTTTATTCTATATTTAACTGATGCAGTATCTGCAAATTCTACTGCTGTAGATAATAATCTAAGTCTGTTATATTCTATTGCTGTATCTTTTACTGATACGGCTTTTGCTTCAATTACAATCGTTCCTGTTTCAAAAACTGCTTTTCTAAGAATAAAAGTTAAATCTTCATTATCTGTTCCTACCCAAGCACCAGTATTTTGAGCTTTAAATACCCTACCGGCAAAAGGAGTTTTTACTGTTTTTCCGTTTCCATTCGTTGCACTTAATAAACTATATCTCGCAGATTTAGTCATTACACAAAATGCCCATTCTGCTGGTCTTAAATAAATTGGATGCTGAAATGTAAAATTTGTAGCGGGAGCTTTGCCGGAAACTGTATCATATGTACCTATATCTGCAGATTCCAATATAGCAAAACTTCCTGATATTACTTCAGTTGTTGAAGGAGTACCATTTATAACTTGTCTCAATTCAACTGCCAAGGGATAAACCGGATCTTTTTCATAAACAAAAAGAGTAACCCCGGTACAATAAATGCCTAACGGATATTTTACTGCATCTACAAAAAATGTTTGAGCCAGAGGATCTAATCTTAATTGTGTAGTATTTACTTCTAAGGTATTACCTAGAGGACTTGTTTTTATTTTTTCAGTTGATCTTAAAGCTACTGTTCCTGCAATTTCAGTATTTACAATGTTCAATCCGTGATTATAAAACGTTGCTTCAGATATATATTTAGAGTTTTCAACTCCTGTCGCACTATCTGAAAAAGTCAATAAAATTTCACCAACTAAGAATTTATATATTCCATCTGTACTAGGAATATATAACCATCCTAATGCATTTCCTAATTGATTCGTTACAATCGGATCTCCTACATTTGCACCAACAATTGCTGGGGCACAGAATGGAGTAATATCTACTCCATTACAATAGATATAAATCCTTGTATTTGGTGGCATCTGATTGACGCCAAATCGCATCATCTCAGTACCAGCATACAATGAATCTAGTTTAGTTTTTTCTGCAGCTGTTGCATTGGTTGCCATTTGTTAAATTCCTAGTAATGAATAATTAATCATTTTATATCCGTTGCTATGTACAGTAACAGCTGCAGGATATACCTTTTCAACTTCGTGTGCCATTAGACCGTGGAATATTCCATGTCCTGCATACGGTAAATCTTTAAATTCTTTTTTATATTCAAATCTGTATAAGTTAATGCCTGTTTTTAATTTGCGCACAAACACAATATTTTCTTTTGTTCTAATATCTGAGAATATTTTCTTAATTGCGTTTCCTACACTTTTAGCTACATTTTTAACTACATTAACAGCAGCTTTAGCAACATCTTTAATTACTTTAGTTACACCTGGGGCAATAGCATCAACTACGTAGTATATCGCAATTGCTGCAGCCACGTATGGGATTGCAGCTGCCAAGGTAGTGACAGAACTCGCACCTATCCATCCTGCTACAGCATTTGCTCCAGCTACAATTAATCCTCCGGCTGCGCTTACTACGTATCCTACCCCAGCAGCAATATAACTACCGGCGGCAACAAGTCCTGCCCACACTGTAGATGCTGCTGCGGCAACAGACGCTATAATGGATCCAGTTGTAGATAATCCAACAAATGCAGCTGTTGCTGCAAAATAATTATATATTGCTAATCCCACAACTGCTAATCCCGCAGCTATAAGACCGAATTGCCATAAGTTTAAAGAATAACTATTTCTTTTACTAATGGTTGCGTGTCCTCTCCGGTCATCAATACCGCCAGGATTTGGATTTATAGATCCATTTGCTTCAGTTTGACTTATGAATACTTCTTCAGTATATTTTGCTGTTATTAAATCTGAATAAAAGCTATAATTGGACGCAGAGGTTAGTGTCAATTCTATTTGTCGTGCTTCAAATAAAGCATAACATTGACCTTCAGATGTAGAAATTGCAATATTATAATTAGGATTTTCTAAATCTGCTTTACTAAAATCTGAAAAATTTTCTACAAGTATTCCAGATTTTAATAATGTATCCCCATTGTCATTAACAATTTGTGATTTGAGATTTGCAATTTCTATTGATTGAATTCTAATTGCTTTATCCAATGCAATTGTCGTTTTTTCAAGACGACCAATATCCTGCATTGTAAATCGTTTATTATCTTCAGGAATAATAACGACTTCAAATGCAGATGTAGCATAAGGAGGAACTGTTAAAGTTGCAATTGCTAATCTAGATTTATCATCAACTTCTATTTTTGAATCTGGATTGTTTGCTTCTACACCGCTGTCTATATACAATCTATTGTAAGGAGAATCAAAATTTACTGCATCTTTTGATATAAACAATCTATCAATTCTACCCAAGTAATAAGTAACATCTGCTTCTGTGTTTATATATGATGTTGGAAATATAGCAGTATCAAAATTTAAATAGTTACTTCCATTAATTCGTTTAGGTCTAAAATCTAAACAATCTCGTAAATTATATTCTCTAGAATCTACAACAGATTTATACGTTGGAATTTTAGCATAGTAACTTTCTGGATATGAATCTACAGTACAAGGACCATCTCCACTATGAGTAAAATAATCATATACAACCAAAACATTTCCAGGAATTCTAGCAGTTGCTCCTATATACTTAATATACGCATGATCATACCAACCATCTTTTTGTCCTTCATTCAGAATAAAGCTACTATTGATTGTGGAATTTACCATTGACCAAGCATTAGAATTTACTACAGTAACATTTGATGATGGAATTATTGCAGAATATAAACCGCCATTTTTTACTACTATATTATTATAGGTGTAAGATGCATTTGCTTGCCATTGCCCTAAAAATGTGCTAGCATTTGCTAATTTATATACACCATACATAGTAGCCACGTCTGATATTTTCAAACTATAATCAATTTCCGGTGTAACTACATTTATAAATTGTGATGCATCTGTTACAAGAGTTTTTGTTCTAGGGGTTAGATTATCAGCTTGAATTAAAAATTCTATATCTGCCAATCCCGAAAATGATGCATCTCCTATATTGATAGTTGCAATAGTAGAATCTGCAGAAATTGTAACTGTTCCTTGTTCAAAATTAAATATTCCATAGTTAACTGCAGCAGTTGCTCCAGATTTTACAGATATAATAAAATTTGTTCTTGCGGTACTAGAAACAACTGTTCCATCTCCTAACGCAAACGATTCTGGGTATGATAAAGTTTTGGTATAAATTCCTGAAGTAAATATGGCATTTCTAATAACTCTAGAATATGTTGTTTGAATATTCTTTAAAGTTTTTAAATATTCCTTTTTTCCTACTGGGAAAATTACTGTATCTGAAGGGCGTGTATCTATAACAACTAAGTTATTTCTAGAATCTACACCTTGTGCTGAGATATTTGCATAAAAGAATGGAGAAGCATATGTTGCTGCGGTATAATGAGATGTGTCACTATTACTTACACCCACAATACTTTTAACTTGATTTACATTTAATAATCCATCTAAAAATGGACTTCCATTAATAACTTGATAAAAAGATTTTGTGCTAGAAATCATTCTAGCATAATCAGATGTTGCACTATTACTTAACAGACTCTCTGCGAATTTCTTTTTGGTTTTTGCAATGTCTCTTCCATCATTAATTGTCCATTGGTTATACCAGTATGCAACTTCATCTACTCCTGGTTCTCTATATAGAGCAAAACAAGGCGTGCCGCTAACTCCATAATTGCCTAAAAGTGTATTTGCAGTAGGAGATGAATAAAATACAGTTGCAATATATTGACCATCTGCAACAGATATTTTATACTTTGTACTCCAATCTGCCCAAGTTGCAGGAGCTTCTTTAACCAATGCAAAATTATGAAAAAATAACTTAACTTGTGTAACTGCATTTCCTAAAGAACTATCATATTCTATATTTTTAAATACCAATATCCCAACTTTTGTATTTGCAGCATTTGCTGCAGTTGGATTTGCTACATTGTGCATTTCTAAATATATTTCACCCTGGGTCAACGTGTCAGATTTCGGTATAATCATACTACCGCCCTGTGTATTGACATCAGTTATTCTAAGATAGTTACCCTGAGTTGTAGTAATATTATACCCGGTTTTTGTATCTGTAGTAATAGGTTTTGGAATTTTAATTTCGGTGATAGAAGTCGTTATAATTTGCTTACCACCTACATAGGCTTTACCGCCTGATACATTAAATACAAGATTTGGATCTTCATCATATGTAGTAATAGGAGTAATCAAAAAATCTTTAACTACGTAGTTTCCAGATTCGTCATACGTTCTTTGTTCCAGTTCTTTTCGAATTTCTGTTGCACTGTCAATTTCTGTAACATATTCAATTTGACCTTTCCTAAAGGTTAATAATGGAATAATATTTTCTGTAGTGTCAGCTTTACTATCAGCAGTTAAATCAAATGTTGCCAAAGACAGGTCAATTTTTAATCTATCAGCACCTGGAGCAAAATAGTTAGAACTTCCTATTGCTGGATCTAACAGAGATGCATCATCTGCACTAGTTACAATTTGTTCTGTTACATATAATCCAATTGCCTTTGATGGGCTATTTGTATTTTTATCTGGTACTATTTTTTGTAAATTTGATCTTACTAAATATCCGTTTTTATAAAAATATGCAACATCCTGTGTAAGAATAATTGTGGGGCAAGTACATTGTTTAACGTATTGTATATTTTCATTACCTATAGATATTCCTGGTGCAACATCAACTTCAATTTCTATAGGGCTTACTATAGTTGTTACATATACTTCTTTTGTTAATGCAGAATGCACTAAACGATCACCAACTTCAATTAATGTAGTTGCGCTTGTCAATATTATAGTTTTAGAAAAATTACTTGTTGTTGAATTCGAATTTTTCGTTACATTTAAATCAACGACAGCATTAAGGGTCGTTCCAATATTATTTAAAGCATCTGATAAAGTATCATGAAAATAAAGAATATCTTTTTCTGGAAAAAATCCATTGTTTGATTCGTTAAATCTTTTTAAACTTATAACAATAGATGGTAGATCCCCTATACTAGGATCGTTCTTTTCAAAAACAAATTCCACCAATCCCACAACATCTGTATTTTTACTGGTAACATATTTGTCTTTAAACAAAGTAATATCTATAGTAGCGTTTGTACTATCTTTATTTAATATTCTCACTGTGCGTGCGTCAAGATTTACACTTGGTTTTGCACCTGTTACTTTTTGTCCATCGGTATATAGATAATCACCAATTCTTTTAATTTGATTTTGAAAAATTGTTTGTGTTTGGTTCAATTCTCTGGACTGAATTGCTACTCCAGGTTTAAACAAAACCTTATGAAAGTTTTTGTCTTCTGTATAATCATCAAAATATGGTGATACGCTTGTGTCGATTGCCATTCTTTTTCCTTAAAATTCTATTACAAGGTGTAAATTATCTGTTTGATTTGTTGATCTAATGACAGGGGTTCTGTGTTCAATATAATATAAATCACCTTTATTTGGCATAACTTCGGGTTCCAATGATGAAACAACTTTTGCAGTTGCCCCAGAAGTCTTGCCTATAATATATTCTTCAGTGTCAAAATTGATATAGTTGCTAGTTAGGTCAAACGATCTAACGAATTTAATATATCCGTTGCCTGCAGTAATATTAGCAGTCACAACATATGCGTTTGCAAAACTTGTGCGACCTTCAATAAATTCATTTTGCGCAAACGTCCCATTTACTGTTTGTAGATTTATTCCAGATAGTGAGCTTAATGTAACAGCGTTTGCAATATTATCATATGCATCTATTGGATTTTTTATTATTCCTATTTTTCTATATGAAAAATTACCAGGAAAATCGCCGAAGCCTTCGTTGTAATCCGTTTTAGAATTAAACATTAAACTATGTGATCCTAATTCAGATACAGGATCATATCCATGTCCATTGATAGGACTTACAATAATTTGAATATTTGCATATTTTCCTGAACCAGTACTATCATTGATACCGCCGGTAACATGTCTATAGTTTGTTCCAATATTTGTATAGTTAAAATCATAAATAACCCCTAAATCCAATTTTGGAGTTATCTCTGCATCTTGACCATCTCCGTTTATAATTACGCTTGAGAGTGTAGAATATCCTATACCACCGTTTAAAATTTTAATTTGTTCAATGGAACCTTTATTTGAATTTGCCGCAACATCTTCATCTGTTAAAACAGGCATCCAATTATTTGTTAAAAATTTTAATTTGTTACCGATTGAAATATTATATAGATATTTCCATCTGTACTTATCTGCTAATGTAATAATATTAAAATTTCTACCAGTAGGTTCAATCGTAGAAGATCTACCATTGTTATTACTTATACATTTATATACGTTTAATTCACTGTTTAGTGCATAAAACGGTTTTTCAAATAACATATCATCTAAATTTGTATATTCATCGTATATTGTATCAGCAACCCAATTTATTCGTTTAACAACGTGTATTACATTTTCGGGCAATATTCTTTTTAAACTAACCATTTCATCCCACATTTCTGTAACATTGTCTTGATTATCTTTTGGTACAGGTATGTTAGAATCATCTTTCCAATTATTAGGTTTACCAAAAAACATATACAAAGAATTTCCGCTAGATAGCGTAATACTATCTAAGAAGTTTTTAGAATTGTTTATCTTTAATTGATTTGTTATTATATTGGACATCTATTTATTTATTGCGGATTGGTTTCTAAAAATACAATATCTGCAGTTAAATTTGCAGAACTTGTATTTAACGATGCTTTTATACTATCTATAGTAATTGGTGAATATGTAGAAATTTCAGAATCTTCTGTAGCTTTTACTTGAGCATAATTCATTTTATCGGGACTTGTCTCATTATTTATTTCACTAAAAATAACGAATCCTGCAGGATGTAATATATTTTTTACAGATAACATCCAATCTTCAATTGATTTTGATGATCGAACCACGTAAGAAAATGGTTGATAAAATACTGCAGCATCGTCACCCGAAAATGGTGTTTTTCCCTGTATAACCATTGTGTCTGATACTTGTCCTTGGGTATCTTCCCAATCACCGGCTCTATAAGTAGTTCCCCCTACAATAGCTGACAAGTTTGCTGTTTCTAAAAATGTCACTATTGCATTTCCAGAAAAAGTAGAAAAGCTTCTTAGATACGTATTACCTGAATCTAGTATTTCTACAATTCCGGATCCAGATGTTAAATTTGCATCATCATATACGCTTAGATAAAAATACTCAGATGGTTCAAAAACATAATCATCATAGGTAACAAAAGTAATTGAAGTTGTATTTGTTACAGCATTTGCAGCAGGCGCAGTTACTGGAGGAAAACTGCCTGATAAGGATACTAGTCCAACAAAATCATTTGCAGTTAAATCTGATGCAGGAAATAATTCATTAGGAACATCCCAGCTTGTCCAAGGAGTTATTCTATAATATAAGTTTGTTCCTGCATTTATATTTGTTGTAGAAACAGTAAAAGTTACATTGTCTCCTTCTATAACTTTTTGCTTGTTGGCAGTAACTAATAAATTTTTAGATGCAGTAGATGTTGCGTCTAATACTGTGGTTGTTCCGCTTAATTGTAGAGAGTAAGCACCGGTAGGATATATTAACATCACTATGTTTTCGATACCTTCAAGTATGTCATCTACTATAAGCGATAGTTTAATATTTGCTGTGGTGTCATATGTACTGTTTGCTGCAAATATTAAATTCCCCGATGTAGGAACATTAAACACATCTGCATTTTGAATTCCAGATAATATATAGGGAACTACTGTACCTACAGGAACATTTACTGCGGAAACATTAAATGTTACAGTTTCTCCCTCATTTATAGTTTGTCTATCTGGTTTAATATAAAATTCAGCAACGTTTGCAGTAATGGTTTGTGATGTATCTGATATTGTAAATCCTACGCTTTCTGTTCTTCCAGAACCAGTTAACCGTAGAATAAAGCTTTCCGTTCCTTCAGTGTTTAAGTCGTTTGCAATATTTAAAGTTACTTTACTTTTATCATTTTGTATTAAAAAATTTCCAGACAAACTAGAAATTCCTATAAAATCTAAAACACTAACATTTGCTCCAGATATATTAAATGGAACTAACGTGCCATTAGGAAGACCTGTTCCATTTAAAGAAATTACAAGAGCTTCACCTTCGGATGCTGTAGTTCTGCTATAAGATAGTGTATATGCCATTTAAAATCCTGGGTATTTAAATCGTATTGATCTGATATCTGGAACAGTTACAACTTTTACTTTGTGTGATGTATTATCAACTGGGCTTAAAATGTTGCCAGTATATCTAATATTTAAAAGTGTACCTTTTTTAATAGTATGTTCTATTGGAAAAGTAATTGTAACTATTCCATTTTTTATAGTATAACCACCTTTAAGGCTTTCAGTTGGCGCACCGGGCACGATAACAATATTACTACTATAATTAATACCTGCATTTTTAACTTCGACGCTAACTATAGATCCTACGCTGGTTACACTTGATACCTCGGCTTTAGCAAACTTTCCATTGCCGTCTGTGTCAATAATATATTGTATTGGATGATTAACTTTATATCCTAATTTACCATCTACCACAGTTATTTTAGAAATTACAGAATATAATGTTGCAGATAATTGTGTTGTATCTATTGTGGTTCCTAATAATACAGATTTAGTTGCAGTAATAGTTTCTCCACCAATAAAAAAACCTTTGGTTTTCTTACTATCTAAAATTAATTCGTATACATCATTTCCATTTAAATCTATTTGTTGTACATTTGTTACAACCGCAGTTGATTTAGATGTGGTTCCTAATATCTCAGTATCTTTAAATTGAAAAAGAGTTTCGTTAGAATCCATTTGTTTAACACGCAGGGTAGTATATTCTCCCCATTTGCCTGAAGATGGTCTAAAAACTATATCATATGGATAAAAGAAATCAATAGTCTCTTTATATAAAATATTAAATAAAATTCTATAGGCTTCTTCGGTTCCTTTTCTGCTATAAATTTCTCTTATCTTTTTTGCTAAAAATTTATTATCTGATAATGAAGATGCGGATATATCATATGCATAATTATTTAAAAATTTACTAATCATATCTTCAGATGTGGTATCTATATCTGCATACTTAGTAATATCTTGCAATAATTCTTGTGCCTGATTATTTTGTTCTAAAAATTCATAATACGCTTTTATAAATGTAACAAACATTCCATAATCTGTTTGTATAAACTCTGGCAATTGATTTTCAATTAATACAGATAATCTATTTTGTATTCTTGAAAAAGGATTTTCTGCGCCAGCGCCAGTATGCAGTGTATAAATTAATGGATCTTTTATAGCACCATACACACCATACGTATCTGCAGTATAAAATTCACCTTCAATATCATAAAATGTAATTGTTATGTATATACCTTTTCCGCCACGATCAATGTCTTCTTGTATTGCTTCTGTTCTAGTTAAAAATAACGGATAGAACCAACCAGTCAAATCTCCATTTGTTTGGTTAGATTTTGAGGTGCCAAATAGTTTTAATGGCCCAGAATCGGTTGATTCAAAAACGTTATCTATCATTTTTATTCTGCAATCATAGTTGTAGTTAAACCACTTGATCTTTTAGTTGCTGTGTCTGCTTTTCCGTCATCTAACACAAGTATTATATCTTTCGTTGTTTTAATGTCCAGTCCTGCGATACTCGAATATATTCTAATATCGTTTGCATTTTCAATATATCCTGTTATATTTAAACTTGCAAAAGATATCTGTCCCGTAATATAATCTACACTTCCTATATCAGAAACCAATGTTGTGCCTGTGAGAAAATCTATTAAATTTATTGTACCTGTTGTCTCTGCAGTTAATACATCTTTTAGGTATGTTGTATATAATACATTGTTTACAATATAATAAAATGCAGAGGATTCTATAGTACCGGGTACTAATTGATTTGCAAATTTTATAACAGTGTCACCGGTATAACCGTTTGACGCACCTATAATTGGAATTATTCTTTTGTTTACTTTTATAGAGGTGGTATTGCCTATTACCGACCCGTCTACTGCATCAATAATTTTAGATAATTTAGAAAAAACAAAAGTCTTATTAAATTTTTGTAATTCTTGTGTAAAATATCTTTCTATTGCGCCGCGAACAAATATTTCTATTTGTGGTATAGTAAATCTAGAGTTTTTAGTTTGTGCTTTAACAGATGTATCAATATTAATATAAAGATAATTAGGATCAACAAACTCCGGAATAATAGATATTACTTTTTTATTTGCTAAAATATTTTCTTTAATATTTGTTTTGACTGCTTCACTAATTGTATATCCATCGTACGGTTTTAGTGATATAATAACTTTTCCATATTTAGGAGGATCATTGTCTTCTCCTCCCCAAACTGCTATAGAATCGACTAAAGGATAATTCGCTTCAATTATTGCTTTATAGTCATCTGCAGTAACTGCTCTATTATATGATGATAAGAATCTAGGAGCCTTAAATTTTATTTCATCTAATGTATCTGCAACATCGCCTCCTGTAGAATTTTGTGTTGCTATTATACTAGTGTCTACTGTAACACCTCCAATTTGAATTCCTAGTGAGAACGCCTGCACTATATTTCCAGAAACATTACTATCTATTCCTGAACTAATTAAATATTCAACTTTAACTATATTGCCTGGTTCTAATTTTTTACCAAGTACATTATCGCCAAAAAATATTTCATAAAATCCTGAGGGATTTTCTTCTAAGAAATATACTTTAGACGTTGGCAATGTTACCGCTAAATTTTCCGCTAATGTATAACTTTCTATTGTCAGATCTGTATATGATTTTTGAACAGTAACTCGTAAAGTACTAGTATCTACATTCTCATTAGGTATCGTATATTTTTCAGACGGACCAGATAAATCCACTCTATACGAATAAACTAATGGTTGTCCTTCTACAATTTCTAAATTGTCGAACAAATAAATTCCGTCTTGCGGATAAATTGTTACTGCATCTAAATTTACAAACGTATATTCTTTGCCGCTAATATTTGTCACAAAGGGAGAATATTTTGGCAAAGTTAATGATGTGGGTAAATCAATAGGATCCGTTACTGTAAAAGATACCTTTGCTCTAGAGCTTCTATACGACAATGGAGTATACCCTAAATGTTTTGCGATTGATACTGCAGATTGGCGTTTTACTGCAGAATCCATAAACATTTCATTTGCAACCATATTTGCTAAGTATGCATTATAATGTGTATTGTATGCTAGTATGTCTAATAAAATATTAAGACTAGACGCTTCAAAATCATAATCTTTAAAAATAAGATTATTATCTTTGTCTCTATAGTTTGTTAAAAATTGTTTTAGATTTGTCTTAATTGGATCAAAATCTAATTCTGCTAATCTGTAATTTGCCATTATCTTACTCTACTTATAGATGTTGTTATTGTTATTGGGGTATTTCCATTCTTTAAAGTAAATATAACGTTAATTAGTAAATCGTTTTTATCTTCATATTCATCAACACTTACTTTTAGTAATCTTGCCCGCGTTTCAAATTTTTCTATAGATTCAGCAATTGTTCTTTCAAGTGCAATTTTTACCGCAGCTGAAAAATTTTCAAACATTAAAGACCGTATTTGAGTTCCTATTTCGGGATGAAACGGTCTTTCAAAATTGTTTGTTCTTAATAGATGTCTTATTGATGTTTTAACAGCATCTTCATCTGTTTTTAGATAAAGATCTTTAGTAAACGGATTAACCTTAAAAGAAAGGTCCAAGTCTACATATTGTCTAATTTTTGTTTCTGTTGCCATACTTGTTATTTATTAACCTTATGCTAAAGCTAAAAGACCAGGTTTAAACGTGCCGCCGTTCTTAACACCGCCATTCGTTATCGTTGCAACCGGTGATGCGGATCTTATTAGTTTACCCCCTTGATCTAACGCAAATGCAATATGTATCCATGACGAGAAAATAACACCTTCCGGATTAATATTGTGTTCCAAAAGTAATTGCTTATGTGGTATATTTTTTGATATCCAAGTTGCAATAGCTATGTATTCTGAATGAGGCTTTTGGAATCCAAGATCTACTGCAGAACCTAAATCATGATCACTATTTGCGGATGATACAATTTTACCGGTTTGTGGATCTTTAACCGGTTTACCCTTATTTCTAAAACCACTATTAATTTTCATACTAGGATATTTTTTCTTTATAGGATCTACAATATTAATTGCTAAATTTCTCATATTCTGCACAAGTTCTTTTTCTGTCAGTCCTCCTTGGGCAATTAATCCTCCGCTTGTACTCAAAATATCTTTTAATGTAATCACCCTATTTGCATTTTTAGATAAAATAAATGCACCCGGAAAATCTTGAGCATCGGCTATTTCTTGATCTACTTGCGGGGCAATATATGCGATGCCGTCTTCAACTACCCATGTTTGTATTTGTTTATTTGGATAATTTTTTTTTGCTCTAGCAGTAATTAATCTACCCGCAGTTTCCTTATCGTCTAATAACTTGATCGGAAAATCTGTATACGGTTTAATTGTATTATCTGTAAAATCAACTATAATTGTTGTTGTATTAGTTGCCATATAAAATTACCATTTAGATCTAGGTAAAAGATTCTTTGCTTTTCTAACTACACTATCTATTATTTCTGCACCGGCATCAACAGTATCAGTTACAAAATTTGTAACAGGTTGGTCTGCTGCTTTTTTTGCTCCGGTTAAATCTGTTGTTGCTTTAGTATCCGCTACTGTTGGTGCAGGTGTTGGATTTTTTAATCCCGCGGCATTTAACGCTGCTTCAGTTTTTGGTCCTATTACGCCGTCCGCTGTTAATCCTTTTGATTCTTGGAATGCTCGAATTTCTGCATCCGTCGTAGGATACTTTGTTATATTTTTTACTTTAGTTGTTACATTTGGATTGGTTGTTGTTGTAGAAGTTACTGTAGTATTTGCAACTGCATCTTTAACAACTTTTTTCACTATAACAATTTCATCTTCAATTATTGTTGTTATGGTTGTCGTTGTAGTAATTGGAATTGTTGGGTTAACAACGACAACCTCTTTTGTAGGATAAACAACTACAACTTTTTCTGTTGGTAAAACAACAGTTTCTTCTGTAGTATTAATTATTTCGGGCGGAGTTATAACTTCAGTAACTACCCCTTCTTTAATAGTTGTAGATATTATTGTTTCTTTTCTTTCTGTTGGTATTTCTACAGGAACAATATTTCGATTTATTTCGCCCCTTTCTTCTTTAGCTGCAATAAATTGATCTACGAGAGGACCAGTTTCAAGTGCATCGAAAAAGAAATTAGACTCGGGCACTACATCTCTAGTTAATACTGGTATTGGTGTAGCGTCAATAGTTTTTGCCTCAGGTAGAGGAAGCGCTCCAAATGCAATCCCCTTTATAGCATTAGCTCCCATTTTTGTCTTTATTATAGCCGCGTCCATTAATAAAGATTGTCCACCTTTAATACTAAAAGTACTTGTTGTCCCAGATTCCATTGAAAAATCTTGTCCTGCTTTTTGAGATATAGATCCACCTTTTGCGTACAAATTAATATTTTTACCTTGCAAGTTTAATGAGCCTTCTGTAATTAAATTTAAGCTTTCTGTACTAGATACATTAATATTTTTTCCAGTAATAGTTGTAGTACCTGCAGTTTCTATTGAAGTATCTTTGTGACTTGTTACAGCTAAACTACCTTCTACTACTATGTGGGCGCTATTTTTAACCAACATACTCATCTTACCTTCAACGGTTAAACAATGAGATCCTCTAACATATGTAAAATTATTGCGATCAATTATTTCGTAATTATCCCCTATAACTTTTCTAACCATGGACCCGTTAACATCTATTTCAATATAAGCGCCGGACTTATGAAATACATGAATTCTTTCTGCCCCAGGAGTACTATCCAATTCAATCACATGGCCTGCTTCTGTTTCAGTAACTTGGTTATATGGATATGCTGCGCCATAATTTGGGCGCGGTTCGTCCCAAGTTTGTGTGGTATTTGGTAATGGTATACCTGATACTTTTTTATTGTTTTTTACTTTAAACGTATTATGTGTTTCATCTCCCAATGCTAATTTATTGACATCCGGCAATCCCAAATATTCGTATTTTGGATATTCTTTATTTGGATCAGAAAATCCTCTGCGTTTCAATAATTCTTTATTATTAAATACGCCACCATTATTGTTTGCATTTACATCTGCTAAGTATGTTAATGC